CCCATGAACCTGCAAACCCAAAAGGCCCGCGCCACCCCACTAGACCGCCCCAACGGAAAGCAGGTCTGGCGCGTGACGCATCCGCTAACCAACATCGCGATTGAGGCTTTCAATCCGGTTCACGCAGCAGATCATCTGTTGCGTGAGTATGTTCTGCCTCGCCAGGTGGAAATGATGATGGAGCCGACATGGAACGACTAATCCACTGGCTGGCTGAGTTCGTCACTGACCCGATGAACCTTCTCATATTCCTGTTTCTATGGGTCGGCGTCGCCCTGTTTGGGACGGATAGCACGCTCGAAACGAAGTTGCTTCTGCTCATGCTCATGGCCATTCCGGCTGCGCTGGGATACATGATTGGGAGGCGGGAATGATCATCCCCTTCCTGCTCGGCTTCTCCATCGCCTGCGGCATCTGGGCATGCGTGTTCTTCTGGCTAGACGCGCGGAATCGCAAGCCAAAGCGCCACCTCTACTCCGAACTAAAGGAGGGAATGGATGAACTTGCTTCGACGCGCCGGGAGCCGCCCCACCATCGCAAACACAGGGATGCGGCAGAACGCAGGCTGTCGCGGGAGGCCGACATGGCCGAAGTGGGCGGCATTGAATATCGGTTCCTTGGCGCAACTGGAGAAGAGAAATGAAAGTGTTGATCGTGCACCGCAAGTTTCTCTGGCTGTTCCCATACACCTATGAGGTGGAGCGTCCGCACATCAAACGGTGCAGCCCATCCGGGAAACTGTCTCCGCGCTATCAGCATGTGCAGCGCTGCTACTCGTGCGAAGGAGCGGGACAAATCGGTTTTGGCGTCACGCCCGCAGAAGCATGGAACGACTGGGCAAACTGGGCGCTGATTTAGCTATTGCGTTTCTCAGTGAGAAGGAGTACGAAGCGAATTTGTGGTACAATTAGCAGTGTTCCTTGGCGTTTCTTTGCCCATATCTAGTGCGGGGTTTGTATGGACGTAGTGACCGAAGGTCGGATTGTCTCGCAGAGCGAAGACGAGCGGATTTTGATGCTGTGCGAAAAATGGTCGTCTTGGCACAGGTCGCGGCGATTGTTCGCTCCACCCGTTCCGAAGAATCTGCTTGTGCGCCTCCAGAATCTCCCAGTGGGCGAAGTGCCGGACGCGGAATTGAGTGCCAGCGCGAGCTACTTCAATCTCACCCTGCTCGCCATGCCGGAGGGAAAGCCCAAAGAGGCGTTCTATCTCATGTACCTCCATCGCGTCCGACCGGCCAAAATGATCATGGATCACCTGGACATGGAGAAATCCCAGTTCTACGACATGCTCAAGAAATTCCGGCGGGACACGTACCGGGCTTATCAACGGATGCTTTGCGGGTGAGGGAATGCGATGAAACTTTATTGGCTGAGTTTTTGTGATTCGGGCCTTCCCGAAGGTCAGCAATTTCTCGGAGTGAGTATTGTCGAGGCGGACAGCGATGGTGATGCGGTCCGTATTGCATGGGATAGGAATTGCAACCCCGGCGGTGAAGTGATGCTGCTGGAGTTCCCCGATGAGTTGGCACTTGTCGTCCCGGAAGAAAGCAAGCACCGGCTATTGAGTCGAGAGGAAGCGGAAGCGCTCGATGAAATGCTTGGGCCGACGGTCCACTGACTGTCCGCTAAAAACCGGACAATTTAGCTCAAACACTTTTCCTGAAAATCGCTATGATTTTGTCAAAGTTGAATTACTGCGTCCAAGCCCGTTAGCGATTGCTGCGGGCTTTTTCATTTGGTGCCCGCCATGCGCTTCCCAGAACCCCAAGAGTCCCAGATGTACGGGAACCCGGAGGCCATCATGGAAGCTCGGCAACAGCGCGAACTCCGCAAGGCTGCCGCACAACAGCCGGTCAAGCGGCCTGTGTTGACGGTCAGGACTGGCTGGAGCGAAGCCCGTAAGAAGGCTGAAGAGTTGTTCGATTTCCCCGCGGCTGCTTCCCGGTAGCCCGTTCACCCCGCCAGGCGCGCAACACGCCTCGACCCGCGAGGTTTGCGGGAAGAATTCGGAGTTCCGATGCTCTACCTTCTAGGCCGCGCCGAAAATGGTCGTATCACGCTAGACCGTGAATGCCACGGCAGTCTGCTGAAAACGATCAAGGTAGACGACCCACCAGTCATCCGCCGCGAGATCGACGGGAAGATGGTTGATTGCTCGCAGCATCACGAATCGTTTGCCAAGGCCCGGGCGAAGGTCGAGACGAAAGACTTTGTGCGGACGCCTGAGGGGTGGTTTGCGAGGAAGGAATGATGGGCCAGTCCTACCGCGAAGACTGCAACGAAGCCAAGGCTGCTCGCCAAGGGATTGTCGACCAGCGACCTCCGCCGAATCGCAGCAGGAAGGCAAAGCCAGTCGTAGTCGAATATCGGCTAAGCGAGACCGCCCGGACGACCTCCAAGGGCAACTTCTGGACAATCTTCGGCACGGAGTGGAGCAAATGGCACTCGTATCGCACGACCGCCGAGGCAGAAAAGGCCATAGCCGATCAACAGAGGAAGCATCCAGACCTATGGGAATTCCGGTTGAAGCCATGAAGACGGCGGCGGAGGTACTTTGCGCCGCGCCTTTGCTGGCCGTGTCGTGGCATTTGGCGTGTGCCACCGCTTTGACGAACTGGTGTGACTGGCTGCTGGAGATGGCATGAACGCACAAGATTTTGCCTATTGGCTGCACGGCTTCACGGAACTGACGCAAGGCCAGACGCCTAATCCCGCGCAATGGAAGTCCATCTGCGAACACCTTAACCTGGTGTTCAATAAAGTGACTCCGCCCGTCCAGACTGGCGTCGTCACCATCAAAGACCCCGGTGCGGGCGTTGACTGGCAGAAGTATTTTAGGGAACACCCCCTCTGTGGCCAGACCGTAGGCGTCAATCCGAACCCAATCACGTTCTGCTGATCCCCGCTCCCGCTGCCAGCCGATAGGCTCGGTAGATTCACATACGGGCGGCGTGGAGCATCAGTTTGTAGCCCCAAAGGCATAAAGTTTTATCCGCCAAATGGGCGGGAAGTAAAGAAATATTGTCTTGTAGCTCAGCAGGTAGAGCAGGTGACTGTTAATCACTCGGTCGGAGGTTCGAACCCTCCCGAGACAGCCAAGTGTGAGACCCCGCTAGCTTTGCGCAAGCACTGGAGCGGATGAAATGGTAGGGTCCGTCGACTCACTGGGCGGTCACGAGACGCAATCGATAACTGCGATGACGGGCGGAGAAAATTAGCGTGCCGCCGCCTGACCGGCGTAACCGGTCTCTTCAAGGAAGTGCACAGTACTTGCACTGGTTGGCTTTGTGCACAGCCGCATGCCAGTGCCCTTCCTTGAGGGCGACAGCCACAATCGACCATTGATGCGCCAACCGGGGCCCAAATTCCAGGGTCGAGCGCATTGCCGCATGTGATGTGGCTCAATAGATTGTGCCGCCGGTTAGGCAACCGCACAGAACCGCGAACGCCGTTACGGATTCCCTCAACCTCTCCTCGCGCTGGACTCACCAGCGTTTGCCGCTAAGGCGGCGTTTTTATTCGATGGTGCGTCATGGCTGCGAAGAAACCTAAAGCCGAGCCAGTCGAGCGCACCGAGATTTGCCGTCAGTGCAAGTTTTCGCATATCACCCGAGGCGATGGCCTGCGCTGCCGCCTCATGCCACCGGTATTTGTGTACGACTATCAGACCGGGGTATCGACGCCTCAGAACGTCGAAGTCAATCCAGACCATTGGTGTGGCCAGTTTAAAGCCCCTCTTAACTCCTGAGCGACCATGATAGATCCGAAGCTCAGAGAGTTCGCCACAGAGCGCCAGTGCGCCATCCTGGATGCCCTGGATGAACACGGCACGCAAAGAGCCGCAGCAGAAGCACTGGGCCTCTCGCATGGCACGGTTGGGAATGCGGTAGCGGGGCTGAAGAAGCGCGCGGCGCGGATGGGATACAGCCCAGAGCACCAGATGACGCGCGCAGTGCCGGATGGATTCTTTCTCCGCGGCACATCGACCTACTTCAACAAAGACGGCGAAGTCGCTGGACAGTGGGTCAAGAACCAGATTGACCACGACAGGCAGCGCGAGATAATTGAGGCAGCCGCTGCGGCATTCGCCGAGACGTTGCCGCGTGTGAGCGCCGTTGCGCCTCCCGCCAAGACTGACGCCGCATTGTGCAATCTGATCGTTTTCACCGATTACCACATGGGCCAGTTGAGCTGGCATCGTGAAGGTGGCGCTGATTGGGACTTGAAGATTGCCGAGCGCCTGTTGCTTGCGAGCTTTGTCCATATGGTCGAAGCCGCGCCACAGGCCGCCACCTGCGTGCTGACGATTCAAGGCGACTTCCTGCATAGCGACGGGCTTTTACCCCTCACGCCAGCACACAAGAACGTCCTGGACACGGATGGGCGATTCTCAAAGATCGTCGCCGCAGCAATCCGCGTTCTTCGTCGCCTGATCAGTCACGCGCTAGCCAAACACCAGGCGGTGCACCTGATCATCTGCGAAGGAAACCACGATGAGTCGGGCTCGTTGTGGCTTCGGCACATGTTTGCCGCGCTGCTTGAGAACGAGCCGCGCCTCACGGTGAACGATTCGGAACTTCCGTTCTACGTCCACCAGCATGGCGAGGTAATGCTTGCCTTTCACCACGGGCACAAGGTTTCCAACGAACAGTTGCCGATGCTGTTCGCCGCGCAGTTCCCAAAGATGTGGGGCAATACGGTCAAGCGCTACGCCCATTGCGGGCATAGACACCACGTCGATGAGAAAGAATACGCCGGCATGACGGTCACGCAGCACCCGACATTAGCCGCTCGAGACGCGCACTCTGCTCGCGGCGGCTGGATATCGGAGCGTGCCGCAGCGCTGGTGACGTATCACGAGAAGTTCGGGCAGGTAGCGCGGACGATAGTGTGTCCGGAGATGTTTGAGGCTGCCTGAGTAAATTTCTCCAATCATCACCGCGTCACAAGCAACAAAACACTCAAGGTTTGAAAATGGTGCAGCCAAAGAAAGCCGCGCCGGACTGGGAGCGCATTGAAGCCGACTACCGGGCCGGCCTGTTGTCGGTTCGGGAGATAGCTTCCGCGCAGGGTATTTCCCACGTCGCCATCGCCAAGCGCGCAAAGCGTGACGGGTGGGTGCGCGATCTCAGCAAACGCATACAGGACAAGGCTGAGCAGCTAGTTACCACGCGCACGGTTACCACCTCGGTTACCACGGAACAGGCGGTAACTGACCGGGCGATCGTCGAGGCCAACGCGGAAGTTATCGCGGGCATCAGACTCGCCCACCGCAAAGATATTGCCAAGTCTCGCCGCCTCGCTATGGCGATGCT